TATCAAAGTAGAGACAATAACCATCGGGATTATTATCAAGGAAGTTCTTAACCACAGCGAGAGAGAAGAAAGTCTTTCCAGTACTAGACTCTCCAGCAATAGCAGTAATCTTATTCCCAGATACACCACCAAGTAAACTACCTGAAACCAGTGCATTAAAAATGAATGAACCCGTATCAACATAAGTTTCTGTTTCGTCAATGTCAGCAGCAAGTTGTGTATACTCACCACCAATCTCTTTTACAATATCTTTAAGAAAATCCATTATGCTACCATCCCATATTCTTCACGTAAGATTTTTTTGTATGGAAGACCTTGCTCCCTAAGTTCTTTTACAAGTTTAAGTTTTTGATAAAGTGCAGTATCCCCACCGAGATGCATAGCACTTACGATTGTATTCAGTTCTTCGTCGTTAATTGGCAAATCCATTAGGAAAAAAATGATTCTAGAGTAATTGTTTTTTCAACTTTCCAACCAATTGCATCAAGGATGACCCTCATAGGTTCCAAGAATGCTTTATTGAATTGTAGTTCATAGTCGATGTATTTGTCCAATCCCAATTCTTTAGGAAATTCTTGAATATAAGAGATTACATTTTCTCTCATTGGGTTAGGAAGTTTTAAATAACAAAATTTAATTTTTTCACCGTTCTGAATTGCTGCATACTTTTTATCCAGTTTCTTTTCCTTAATAAAATGATTATACAAAAGAGCACCACGAACGTGAATCGGAGTTCCCTTCCCGTAGATTGTTGCATGTGCTTTATGTTTGACCACATCAGACACAGTTCTTGGGAATGAAATCTCTTCAACGGAAAGATTAGTAAACTCTTTTCTAGACTGTTCAATATAATCAATCATATCATCTTCAGTCTTAGTCATGATGAGTTTAAGAGCATCCTTAATCATTTGACGACAAGGAGCAGGAGTAGAAGATTTGACTGCTTCTAGTCCCATAATCTTTAGTTTTGGTTGTTCATATCGAACACCTTCACTGTCCCACACATTAAGAATGTATCGTTTCTTGGCAGTCCAGATTCCACGGTCAGCAATGTTCTCCCGTTTCATCTGCATCTTCTGCTCGTATGCATTCACATAGTCAGCCAATTCTTGGTAAGAACTTTCAATATAAGGCTCAAGTTCCATTTTACAGATCTTATCAAGGAACGAGACAATTTTCTCACGAGTCTCCTCTCTTCCTTTGTATACACATTTAACCAAAGGACCCATATTAAGATAGATAGAATCAGTATCTGAAGCAATAACATAATCAACATCATCAGTTTTCAACACCTTATTTAGATACTTGTTCATCTTCCCCTCAATCCAACGGATTGATACCTGCCCAGACAAAGTAATTGCCTCAGCATTTGCTAGTTTATAGTATCTAAAATATTGGTTTCCGATGGCACCATAAGCAGAGTTCAGAGAAATCTTTTTTGCCATCTGAATGTTATTGCATCTAGCAATCTCCTTTTCCAATTCCTTGGTGGGAGTTTTTTCATATGCTTTCTTTGCCTCAATCATCTTCTTTTTGAAGATAACTCGGTCCCCATACATCTTCTCCATCAACTCAGGAAGGAATCCCTTCACGTCCTTACGATACATAGCACCATTGGCACAAACCGCATAATCCTTATAGAGTTCAAAGTTAATTTGCTCCTGGAGAATTCTATCCACAGTTGCTTGAGGATGCCTCTCATCTAGAAGTGTTTCTGGAGAGATATTATATTGCATAATAAGATGAGGATACAGAGAATTGAGGTCAAAACTGACAACCCAATCATAAATCCCAGGAATTGGTTCTTTGACATATGCCCCTGCATATTTTTCATCTTTTGATGATTTATCTTTTGGGGGAATAACAATGTTGCGTTTCTTAAGATAGTTGTAAATAATGGCATCCCAAGTTCTTACCTGAAAAAACACATCATTATAATTAACCTTAGCATCATATGCCATCGTCAAAAGCAATTCAATGAGTTTCATCTTGTCTTCCAGTTGGTCAACAAGTTCAACGTCCTTGATGTTATAATCAACGAACTTTTGCCAATCCTTAGTATAGAAATCTCGGAAAGTGTCAAACTCGGAGTGGTCCAACTTTTTTTGTCCCAGTTCCACAAATGCAATATGGTCTAGTCGGTATGATTCTTGGTTTGTGTAAGTAAATTTCTTATACAAATCAAGATAGTCAATCACAGACACACCAGCAATCTCATAGGAGATTTGCTCTCTACCCTGAATCACAAGTTCTTTCCTGCGAATATTACCCCAAGGAGAAAGACGACGTGCTTCCTTCTCTCCCAGAATCCGTTCAATACGTCCTGCAATATATGGAATATCATAAAGTTCACAGTTCCATCCAGTGATGGCATCTGGAGTATTCTGTTGCCAAAATGCAAGGAAACGATGAACCAAATCGATTTCATCAGAACACTTTACATATGCAACATCCTTACGGGTATTATCATAATTCCTTGCATTTGCAAAACAAACAATCTGCTTTGTTGCATAATTCTGCAGAGTAATTGTCAGAATTTCTTCTGCACAATCAAAGACATTTGGGAATCCACCCTCGGCAGACACCTCGATATCAATTGTAAACAATCGAATTTTTGTAATATCAAATTTGATTTCTTCTTCTGGATATTTGTCTGAGATGTACTGTGCTTTATAATTATCATTACCATAGACAGTAAATCCCTCAACCTTAGAATACTTGTCTAGAAATTCCTTACAATCAGAAATCTTTCCAGGATGAATAGGTTCGACTGGATATCCATCCAACGTTCTATATTTTGTTTTTTTCTTTGAAGGTACAAATAGAGTAGGTTGATAATCCTCTTCTATTTGAAAATACTCACCATTGTCATAACCACGGACCAACATTTTATTAAATTTTTCATAGACGTTGGTGTAAAATCTCATTGTGTAAGTTCTAAGTATTTGTCAAGTAATGATTTTTTAGGTTCAATCAATGTCAGAATTTTATCTGAACTCATCATAAATTCATCTAAATTTGTGAATTCACTTAACCAAGGAGAAATATTTAATTCAGAATCAATAAGATAGGGTTTAACTAATCTACAATCTGGTTCCCCCAATTCAGAAGATACTTCTTCAACTCTCGTTATCAGAGATGTGTTGTTCATCAACACCAATATTAGCACTTGACTTTCCATTCATTCTTTCCTCATAAGATTGTTTTAGCATTGCAGTTGGTTCAACTATTGTAACTACCCAATCAAATCCAACTGCAATATCAGTATCGTGCGACAAAGGAATCCAGGGAATAAATGATACGCTATACTCCCTTTCATTCTCGGTTTGCTCCATCAATGTTTGTGGAGACAACAATTTAACAGAATAAGGATTTTGGAATACAAACGATACTGCCTTTCCATCATCATCTACCAATTCCTTAATATCTGCAATAATATCTTCTCCAGATTTTAAAACCGCAAGTTTAACAGCCATTTACTTTAAGCACCTCAAAAAATTATAGCAAGAAAAAAGGGGGAAGTCAACTGGATTTTGCCAGTCGTTCCCCTGCGCCGACGATATTCAATTATATTTATAGATAATCTTTGCGTTTGTGGTGGTCAGGAACAATCTTCTTTAGGTTGACAGAGAGGAGTCCATCTTCAAAGGATACATCTGCGACTTCTGTATCGTCTGCCAGTGTCCACGCTCTCTTGAAAGATCGTTGAGCCAATCCCTTATGGACGTAGTTGGTGTTAGACTCCTTATCTTCTTTTTGTCCTTCAACGAATAATTTTCCATCTTGTGTATAGACATAAACCTCCTTCTTTTTAAATCCAGCAAGTGCAAGTTCAAGTCTTGATTCTACGTTGCTTACTTGAACTAGGTTATATGGGGGATAGTTAGAAGTTGTTTCGTGAATTTTAAAAATACGATCAAAGTATTCATCCATACCAATCGTATTGCGATTAATTCTTTCCAGCAAAGCAGGAAGATCCGCAGCCTGATACTTCATCAGATTAGT